CACTTTGGCAGTACTACTTTTTGATTGACCAATAATTCCCAAAATGCTATAATAATGGCATACAAAGCAAAAAGGAGCCTGGAATGATTACTAAAGACACAGCAAATTTTTTACTAAACATGGTATATGAACAGATTGCAGACGCTGAAGTATACGTGAACGGTGGCGAGGACAATGTGGGTTACTATGCAGACCTGCTGGTAGAGCTTAAACAGGCAAGACAACAACTGCTTGACTTGGTTTTGTAATACTTGAGTATTACATTTATTTTGGTTGACCAATAATTCCCAAAATGCTATAATAATGGCATACAAAGCAAAAAGGAGCCAGCAATGAAGATCGAAACAGCAATTAAACAAATACAAAATGAAGCAGATTTCCAAGGCATGGGCCTGTTGGAAACACTGCAAGACATCCAAAAACATGGTCGCATGTTGTACGGCGAAAACACAATGAAGGCGTTTGTTGTTTTTATGCAACTGGGCCAAGAGATGTTTGCACCGGTTGACCATTAATTCATTATTTGCTATAATAGAGACATAAACAGTAAACAACAACGCATTTCAAAGGAGCCAACAATGAGTGCAATTCGAGTTATCAAAGGTGTGTATCGCAACAAACCCGTTCGCAATATCGCTTTCAATCTTGTGTCAGGCTTTCAATCTGGTGCCAAAGGTAATTTCGTGACAGTAGAAAACAACGGTGCTTTTCCCAATTGCCCCGACACCATCCGTATCAAAGTCAACAACATTAGCGACATCGAGTATGTCAATGGAGATGCAGTGAGCAAAGAAAATACAGTGGCGTTTGCCAAGCCCCCAGTAGAGGCAGAAACAGAAGACGAGATTATGACACGTATTCGTGAGCGGTTTGACATCTTGCATGAGATGACAAAGGCCTGTGTCAACGGTGATATCCGTGCCATGATTGTGTCAGGTCCTCCAGGCGTTGGCAAATCGTTTGGTGTTGAGCAAGAGATCGAAAAGGCCACACTGTTTGACAAATTGGCAGGCAAGCGCCTCCGTGCTGAAGTTGTCAAAGGTTCAGCGACCCCTATCGGCTTGTATCAAGCACTGTACAAATACTCAGATGACAACTGTGTGTTGGTGTTTGATGACTGCGACAGCATCCTGCTTGACGATGTGGCATTGAACTTGTTGAAGGGTGCATTAGACTCCGGCAAGAAGCGTACCATTTCATGGTTGAGTGAGTCCAGCACCTTGCGCCGCGAAGGCATCCCTGATCGTTTCGAGTTCAAAGGTAGTGTGATCTTTATTACCAACTTGAAGTTTGATCAGATGAAAAGCCAAAAGTTGCGTGATCACTTGGATGCACTGCAATCACGCTGTCACTACCTGGACTTGACCTTGGACACCATGCGTGACAAAGTGTTGCGTATCAAACAAATTGCCAAGGACGGTGTGTTGTTTGCAGACTATGATTTTGAACCCTGTGCGCAGGACGAGATCATCGAGTTCATGGAAGCAAATCAAAATCGTTTGCGTGAGATGAGCTTGCGTATGGCCCTGAAGATTGCAGACTTACGCAAGAGCTTTGCAGGCAATTGGAAGCGTCTTGCAGAGACAACTTGCATGAAGAGTGCCTGACATGGCTTGGCTTCTTGTGCTACTGTTAATATTTTTAGGGCACATTGGCTTTGCATTCTTGTTGGCATGTCTTATTTTGTTACTTGATTGAGTTTTACCCCGGGGATTGGTTGGCTCCGCCCCGGGTTTTTACAACAGGCTCTTCGGAGCCTGTTTTTTTGACTTTTGTTTTGCAAGAGTATATACTGTGGTATGTTTCAGCGTCTTGTAATTACATTAGACAACAACTTTGAATTGCGTTTTAAAGTAAGACGCACACCATTGGCCGAACTGTGGTTAGAACGCATGCACAATCGACATGCATGGCCCATGGACAATCCAGATAGATTTTACGGATTTGGCACTGTGCAACAGGAGCAAGATCGTGCAGTCAACATGATACAACAATGCATAGCTACAATCAACAGTTATCAACACATCATTGTTGGTGAGTTTGAATACACACAAGATTGTCTCAACTATTTACACAGCATATTTGAACGCTATCATGGTTTGCTGGATCAACAAACATCCGAATACTGGCACTCGGCACCTGATACTGTTCGACAGGCTTTGGCCAATTTAAACTTAGCGGTACACAGATGCGAAACTGCCATAGCCGCACCTTGCCCAAGATTTGTTTGCACTTGGTTTGGTATGCCCAAAGTCAAACAGTTAGACGTTGAGACAATACAAACACATGGTGAATTACAAGTCAAATTTGGTACAGTGTATCTCAACTATTGCGAAATTGGAAAAACTGTGGAAGATCTCTCACACGACAATGATATATACATAGGTGATGATGCATTTCGACCGTTTGGTTATTACAGCGCAGACTTCAATGTTGCATTCTATAATCAAGACTTGAATGAAAAATTTGCCAGCATGCAACAGTACATTGAGCAACATCAAGAGTTTTTTCTTGCGCATGGTATTGAAACTGTGTATAATGTACAAGCACAACCGTTGCGATTTCCTGTGGCAGATTTAGAATACACTGGCACACAACAAGAATTAATCTCTCAAATAAGGTCACGACAACTTGTGCGTGAAGTAACTATAACATGAAACAATGCACCATACAGATACGTGATGAAGTAAACATCAAAATTGAAGGCCTAGACTTGGATGCCCGCAAAGCTCTGGTCACGGCATTCAAATATGAAAACCCTGCCGCACGTTATTTGCCAGCCGTGCGACTGGGACGCTGGGATGGCAAGGTGGCATACTTTCAACTGGGTGGCAGCACCTATGTAAACTTGTTGCCGGAGATTGTGCCCATATTGGAACGACTCAATTACGACATTGAACTGGATGATCAACGTGACTATTCAAACACATTCAACCTTGAATCAGTAACTGAAACAAGTTTTGAGCATGTGTCATGGCCTCGGACACATCCTGCCGCAGGTGAACCCATCATGTTGCGTGACTACCAAGTGGAAATCATCAACAACTTCTTGGCCAACCCACAGTGCATACAGGAAGTGGCCACAGGCGCAGGCAAGACCATAATGACAGCGGCCCTGAGCAATGCTGTTGCACCTTATGGACGCTCAATCGTTATTGTGCCCAACAAGAGTCTTGTGACACAGACCGAAGCAGACTATATCAACATGCAACAAGATGTTGGTGTGTACTTTGGCGATCGTAAAGAATACGGACGTCAACACACCATATGCACATGGCAGAGCCTAAACAACCTGCTGAAGAACACCAAAGCAGGTATAGGTGACTGTACCATAGGTGAGTTCCTGGAAGACGTGGTATGCGTGATTGTGGACGAAGTACACATGGCCAAGGCAGATGCACTCAAAACCTTGTTAACAGGTGTGATGGCTAGAGTGCCAATTCGTTGGGGATTGACTGGAACTGTGCCCAAAGAAAAGTTTGAGAGTCAAGCACTGCTAGTGAGCCTAGGTCCTGTGATTGGTAAACTTAGTGCCAGTGAACTGCAACAACAAGGTGTGTTGGCCAACTGTCATGTGAACATTGTACAGTTGATTGATCATGTGGAATACAAGGACTATCAAAGTGAACTCAAGTACTTGCTGGAAGAGTCTGGGCGACTGGATACCATGGCGGATCTTGTGCGCAGAGTAAATGAAACAGGCAACACCTTGGTGCTGGTAGACCGCACCGAGTGTGGTAGACAACTGGTTGCAAGGCTAGGAGACAAAGCAGTGTTTGTTAGTGGCGCAACCAAAGGAACAAAGAGGCAAGCAGAATATGATGAAGTGGCTGATGCAACCGATAAAATTATTGTGGCAACTTATGGCGTTGCTGCCGTGGGTATTAATATTCCTAGGATTTTCAATCTGGTCCTTGTTGAGCCTGGCAAGTCATTTGTTAGGGTTATTCAGTCAATTGGCCGTGGCATACGTAAAGCAGAAGACAAAGACCATGTTCAAATCTGGGACTTGACCAGCACTTGTAAATTCGCCAAGCGTCATTTGACCAAGCGCAAACAGTTTTACAGGGAAGCCAACTATCCTTTTACACAAGAAAAACTGGACTGGATGAAAATAGGTTGACTTTTGTTACACAACAGTGTATTATAACAACATGCGAATATTAACCCTAGACAACATTCATTACGACCTAGATCATTTGCCTGAAGAAGTAGATGACATGAGGTTTGCTATATTAGACAACAGCAACCCCCAAGAGCCCGACTATCATTTTATTCCTCTAATCTTTTTGGAAAGTTTCAATGCGCCTGCCTTGGTGCTACGCATTGGTGAGAACACCATAAAGATGCCCATGGACTGGCAGATACTCATAGGTGAACCTGAGATTGGTGACTTGGAGGTGTTGCCATTGACGTCAATCAATGATCGTGGTTTTAGAGTGTTTCAGTTCAATCCACTTACCAGCTTCCGACCAAGTTTTCCGGACATTGAAATCTTAGACGTGTATCATGAAGTATCGTGGTATGCACCCAAACTCAAGAATGGTCAGTTGTTGGCCGTACCATTAAATGATGATCCTGATCCTGACTGTGTGTACTTTGTGAAAGACATCAGTCGCAACTGTGAGATAGTAGACTACAACAAGAGTTGGTAACATGGCATACACCGAACCCGAAATATTTGAAATAGTCAATCGCTTGGCCAAGATTTACTTGGAAAGTTACCCAGAAGATCAGCAAGGACTAGAACGATTCCTGCGCTGGGCGCATTTTCAATATGGCTACAAGTATGGGAACCCTTAAACCTGGCGCCGCGTATATATACGAACGTGTGGGTAATGAAGTGTATGCTAGAGAAGCAGGCGCTGATCCCAACACACGTGAATTGATTGGATATGGATATGATCCGGTGAGTGGACATGAAATTGATTATGATAAGCGTACCTCAGATGGTAGACCTTTGGTTGATCACATCCGGGAAGATAAAATGTGGGGGGACATTCGGCGATTGGCCCGGACCAATCCGGCTTTACAAGACTCTCTGGAACGTGCTATAATGATATACAAACTAATCAAAGTGGACAAGTGAGCGACAAACTAAACATTGCCAATGAAATGCGACAACTGGATCGCAAGAACAGAAGTTTCTATCGCGACCTCACTGACGAGGAACGCAAAAAGTTTTCTAACTATCTCATGATTCGCTGGGCATCATGTGTGGAAGGATCACGTGACTTGCAAGAGTTTTATCTAATCTCCACCAACGAACGATTGAACAAACACTTCTTTAATATTAACAAGCATCCTGAACTGCAATGGCTGTGCGCCACCACGGTGAGTCCAGACATGGGCACACCCAGACACAACTGGATTTCGCCCAAGAAGAAAGAAACAGGTGCA